CTCATTCAATTGTTATAGGATTGTCACCTTTGAATTGAAATTTTGGTCTATTCGTTCAACGGCTAGGATGCTACCCTGTCACGGTAGAGATGAGAGTTCGATTCTCTCATAGACCGCAATAAATAATACACAGCAGTCGGGAGGTAAGGTATCTCATCGGTCTCATAAGCCGACTTAATCAGGTTCAATTCCTGAGATTTGCAACAAATTGCGGGATAGAGCAGAGGTAGCTCGGGAGGCTCATAACCTCTAGGTCGGAGGTTCGAATCCTTCTCCCGCTACAAATGTGTCTCGGTCCGCTCTGACGAAAGTCAACGACGAGGTCCCGGTAGACAGAACGCGTCTGGTTCTACCCAAATACGCGAGTATCGTATAATGGTTATTATCTTTGGCTTCCAACCAAATGATGTCGGTTCAATCCCGTCTACTCGCTCCATATTGCCTCCATAGTTCAAGGGATAGAATAAGACACTTCTAATGTTTTGATATAGGTTCGAGTCCTATTGGAGGTACAAATAAAAATGTTATACTTGTTGTTTAGTTTTTTAACAAGTATGTTATATTTATAATATAAAGAAAGTATTATGAGAATAGACATATTAGAAAAAAAAGAACAGATTATAACAATGATTCAAAATAACGAATCAAAATCGTCAATATGTAAAGAATTAAATTGTCGACCATCTACTTTAGATAGTTATTTAAAAAAGTTAGGTATAGATTATTCGGGAAATCAAGGATTAAAAGGCAAGAAAACTGATTCTAAACGAAGAAGTGCCTTAGATTACATTGAAAGTTGTGATAGTATTAATTCTCACAAATTAAGGGTTAAATTAATTGAGGATGGGATTAAAGAACATAGATGTGAAAATTGTGGGTTAGATAAATGGTTAGAAAATAAAATATCATTAGAATTACATCATATAGACGGAAATAGATTTAATAATCAATTAAATAATTTACAAATATTATGTCCAAATTGTCATTCGATTACCGATAATTATTCAGGTAGGAAAAATGTTAAAGAGATTATAATAAAAAAACCAAAAACAAAAAAATGTAATTGTGGTAATTTAATATCTGATAATTCTAAAAATTGTTTAGATTGTAAAATCAATAATTCAAAAAAAGTTGAGAGACCTGAATATAATATTTTAATCAAAGAGATTGAAGAATTAGGTTATGTTGGTACAGGTAAAAAATATGGTGTATCAGACAATTCAATTCGTAAATGGATTAAATCATACAAAAAAATAAACGCCCCTATAGAGGAACAGGAGACTCGTTCGGTTTAGGCCCGAAAGTTTGAAGGTGCAACTCCTTCTAGGGGTACAACATACATTATCATAACTCGGTGTGATACACCGCCCACTACCTCCTTAAACAACGTGGGAACTGCGGTTCTCCCAATGTGGCCGAAGTGATGATGTTTTAAGAAACAGAGAAAAATCTGGACAGCGAAAGCAGGATAGACCTTGGACAGTTTCTTTTAGTAGTTTAAGAGACAGAGTTGACTTCTACTTAAAAAAAAATACTCTGCGACAGGCTTCCGTCGCATAGAGGTTGATTGCACCTGATTTGTAATCAGGAACCGAAAGGTCACGTTGGTTCGAATCCAATCGGAAGCTCAAAATATCCTCGTGGTGGAACTGGTATACACGACAGGCTTAAAACTTGTTGCTTAGGCATGTGAGTTCGACTCTCACCGGGGATACAAAATATTAAACATTAAAGAGACATTGCAGAAGTAAACCAGTGTGGCACACGTAAAATTGGACCCGTTGAAAATGTGAGGTGATAGACCACCAAATGTTTAATATTTCTTTTAATTATAAAAAGTGTAAATTATCAATATGAAAAACCAAAATCCGAACTCCACGTAGTACTTGACTAGTTCAAGTATTATGACTCAGAAATTGAGAATTTGGAGAGTAGTTCCCGTTAGAAACGGTGTTCAGGCTCCCACTTTTTTTGTGGAAACCACAGAAGAAGGACGTGAGAAGGCAGAGGAATCTGCGATTAAACAAGCAAGGTTAAAAACCGGCTTAGGAAAGTTCAAGGAATGGAACTTTAGATTGGAGAAACTCTCTGTGAGGGTGGATAAATTTGGTCGGTATGTTAAACACCACCAATAAGGTTCAGTAAAAACCGCTGAGGGTTTTAAATTACTCAGTGTACTTTTTAGGTTAAAGTCATGTAGGGTGTTTACACCAAAACCTAATTTTTGTCCTTGTAGCTAAATTGGTGAAGGCGCTCGGCTCATAACCGAGAGATATGCAGGTTCGATGCCTGCCGAGGACACAATTTTTTTTGTATTTAATTGATATTTTTTGAATTTGTTAACCCTCAATGAAAATTGGGGGTTTTTTATTTGGTGGTATGAAAAAAAGTATTATCTTTGTCAAAAATATAATATTATGAAATTAAATTTAAATTCAATCAGTTCAAAACTGTACAGATGGTTCTACGGAACAAAAGAATTACCTAACAACTTATGTCCATATTTTTGGAAACTAGTGTTGGCTTGGTTAGTGTTAATCCCTTATTCATTAGTATGTCTTCCAGTGATACTTACAGAGATTTATGATAAGGAATATAAATACAATGATAATAGTACCGGAAAACGTATTGGACTTAGTGCTATAATTTACGGTATGATATTTTGTATTTTATGTATGATATCTGTTTTTGGGTTATTTTTTATCAAACCTGAAAAAGGTGGTTTATATGAATTTTTGGCCTTTTTTGGAGTGTTTGTATGGTTAGTTGCAATTGTGATAGGTGTAATTGAAGGTACAAAGGCCTTTAAAGAATGGAACTATAGACGTAAGATAAAATACGATGAGTATGGTAGACGAATTTGGAATCAACCAAAAGAAGAAAAGACCTATTTGGTGGTAGAATTCGCCAAAGCAAAATATAACAAATACTGTCCTAAAATTGATTGGATAGATAAAAAATAAAAAATATGATAGATAATATTGACGTAGTAAAATCCTTATTGAATTTTTCCGAACCGGGAGACTTCTATATGTTGTATGTGTTCAAAAGGAAGAAAGACCAACCTGAAGGTGAGAGAGATAATCACCAATCAGTAAGAACAATTAAGACTTACTGCGTTGATAGTATTGAATATCTTGATAGACGATATGATGAGATTAAACAACTTTGTGAGATGTTTAAAGCTCGAGCATATATCCACGTACAAAAACAAAATCATAAAGATGTGTCTTTGGAAATGTTGTCATCATTAGCTCAAAGAATTAAAAACGGAGCTCAAAATCAAAAAGGATTATTTGATTCTGTTGTAGGTCAAATTAAAACTCAAGAAAAAAGATGGATTGTAGATATTGATACTAAGGATAAAAAATTCCTTAGAGATATTACTATGGATTTGATGTATATTTTACCTTTAGGGGATAAAGTTGAAAAAGTAGTTCCAACTAAAAATGGGTATCATTTAATCACAAGTAAATTCAATGTTATGGAATTTAAAGACAAATACCCGGACGTTGACATCCAAAAAAAGAACCCAACCTTATTGTATTACCCTAACATATTAGATGATGGAAATTAAAGAACCTGATTTCTTCAAACAGAGGAAAACAAAAATTAAAAAAATAGTTAAAGAGTATAAGACAGCAACTCGTCTTGAAATATTTGAAGGAGTTAGAGATAATTTTATCTTTGGATTCCTTGGAGCGATGTTGGTTGTATCTATTGCAACAAGAACTGACATAGCGGTTTTCTTGGGATATCTCACATATTACTTCTTTATGGGTAAAATTGTGAACCGTCCAAAGTATGTTACGGACTTAGGTAAATTGATTGTTTTTCCAATACCATCGGCTCTTGGGGCGTTTACTGGTTATAAATTATCATATATTATACTACAAATGATAACGTAATGATATTTATAGTCAAACAAAATAGAAACTATGTCAGAAACTAAAATTACAATGACCAAAGAACAACTCTTTAGGGCAATGAGATTGAGTGAGCAAGAAAATAAAAAAGAGGAAAATACTAGTATTAAAACTAATTCAGGGTTTAAAGGGATGGTTTCATCATTATTACATTCTCAAACTCAAGTACACATTTTTCATTTACAAACAAAATCATACTCAGAACATAAAGCGTTACAAGGATATTACGAAGGTATCGACGCACTTGTGGATGGGATAATTGAAAGTTATCAAGGAAAATATGATGTTATTAAACAATATGACTCATTTAAACCTGAAGAATATAAAAGTTCTGAACAAGTAATTAATTACTTCAAATCATTAGATGATATGATTGATAAAAACAGAAAAAGCGTTAAAGAATCATATATTCAAAACCAAATTGATACTGTCCAAGAATTAATATATTCAACACTGTATAAATTAAGATTTTTAAAATAAAACATTTGACATATTGGTATAATATTTGTATCTTTGTAATCTAATTAATAATTAATATTTAAAACAAAAAACATGAAGAAAATTTTCGTATTATTGACTGTCTTGACATTAACATTAGTGTCTTGTAAAAAAGAAACTAAATCTGAAACAACTACTGAAGTTGTTGATTCAACTGCCGTAGCTACTGATTCTGTTGCTATTGATTCTGTTGAAGTTGAAACAACAGAAGTTGTTGAAGAAAAAAAATAATAACAGTTACTGAAAAACAAAAAACCCATCATATGATGGGTTTTTTTTATTTTAATAATTCTTTAATTCGGTCAATATCTTCTTTAAGACCAGCCATATCTAAAACATTAAACGTATTATATTCACCTTTACTATCTTTCCCTACAATTGACTTAGCCATATTACTGGCAATTGATGATAAGTAACCACCTTCTTTTGGTGGTGTTTCAGTTCCTGAGTCCTCTGTTGACGATGGAGATGATGACGATGATGATGATGCGGTATTTGACTTTTTAGATACATGAACATGGTTGTCATGGTCTTTCATACCAAATGTTAAAACAACTTTATCATTACCTGATTCTGCAACATTTTTAATATACCCTAATTTAACTAATTCCCCAACTAATTTATCAGCATCGGCTCTATTTTTTAGACTAACGGCTTTTCCGTTAATCATTGCAATATCAACCGCATTTCCTGACTCATGTCTTGTACCTGGTTTATGGCCTGAAACAGCTGTTGTGACATCTACTTTAAGATTTGCGTTTTTTGCAGCTGTTTGTACGTCTTGTAAAAGAGATACGTTAATATTATCATTTGAAGGTCTACTATTTCCAACGACTCCATCTTTAAAATCAACATTACTGTAGTTATCAACAGCTTCAGTTACTTTATTTTTTTTCATATCAGAAATTATATCGTATAATCGAGTTATTTTTTTTAATTCATTCATAATAATAAATACTTCAATATGGAATAAAAAAAAATCCGACTAATTGTCGGACTTCTTTGTGTATGTCAATCTTTTAACCTCAGGTGGAGTTGGTCTGTTAACACCTTCGTTTAATTGTACTCTATATTCAGGAGGAACAGTTGGGATAATTCTTGGTTTTGACACAGATGGAGAAGGTACTTTATTCCCATCTCTTGTGGTTTTTGTTTTATATCTTCTAACCGGATTAACTTTAACTAAACCATAACTTATCCATCTATACCATATTCTTTCGTGAATGTAGTATTGAATTGGTTTGTAGAGTAATTCAATTACCCCAAAGGCGGCTCCAAATTCAATTTTACCTGTTACGCCCCACATAATCAAAAATCCTATTAGAGTACTGATTATTCGATAACTTATTGTTTTTGCTAAATGTCGTTTAGCCGATACTTTAATTTGACTCATATGAATTAATATTGTCCGGGATTGTAATATTTTTTAATCCCTCATCCCTTTTCAGGTTTATTCCAACTGCTCTTGGTATTTCCAAATTATCTGGGTCCAAATCATTTAAGATTATTCGACTACCTCGACCACAATTCATTATAATTTGATTATGTTTTAAACCAATAACATTTAACTCATGTTCGGTTAATAGTCGATATGAATCAGGACGGGCGGTTGTAACAATAATTACCGCACCGTTTGTAAATTGTTCATTTAGATAGTCAATTACATCTTGTATTGGTTCCGGAGGAGTTGAACTAAGTTCCGTAAATTTTCGATACTTTACTATTGTGCCATCAATATCGACAAAATAGGTAGGGTTTTTAATTACTTTACTCATTTTAATATTTTGACTCTTTTGGCATAAAAATCCATAAAAGGAAGTATGTTAAAATAATTGGGAATGGTGTAAAAATTAATGCAAAAAATATTATTTTAACAAATACTTCATCAATATCAAAATAATCTCCTAATCCACTGCAAACCCCTCCTAAATCTGAAGGAGTTTTTCTTTCTAATTTTTTCTTGTTACTCATTTTAAATAATTTAATAATTGTTCTTTTATTCCGGATTGTTTGATTCCTTCATTTTCTCTTGGTGTTCTAACAAAATTAGTTAGTCCCCAGTTTCTTTTAAATCCATATCCATCGTCTTCACCTAATGATAAATCATCAACACACACCCAATGTGTAATTTCAGGATGGTCAGTTAGATATTGTCTAACTTCTATACATCTTTGTTGTTCGTACATTGTTGACCTGAACCATTCAAACTCATCAGGTTTATCACAACCTATGTATCGTTTGGTGAATGCGATTGGTTTTTTGATGATTCCTTCTGAAAGGTAATAATCACCAAGTTCTTCTAAAGTTCCATATAATCTCCAATCAGAGGAAACAACGATTTCTGCACCGGTTTCTTCCAATACCTGATTTAAGACCTTAACCGCCTTTTTATCGAAATAATCAAAACGATATTTTGCTTCAACATCCGGGTCATTCATCACCAAAGATATATTGTCTTTTTTTCGTTTTTTTACACGACTTCCCCAATTATTCGCCAAACAGATAACACCATCGTTATCTAGGAATATTACTTTCATCTTCTAATTCTTTAAATATTTTTAACATTTCCGGGTCTGTCTCATTATAATATCTGATATTCATATCATCCCAATTCTCTTTAATATCGTTTGGGTATAGACAACACCATCGCAAAAATACAAAAAATAATTTGATTCTTAATTTTAATTTTTTCATAATTTATATTCTTTATTTAATTGTTCAATAATATATTGAATACCTTTTTCAGTTAATTTATAACCATCAGGAAATTCACCATGACCGTCACTCACCCTAAATAAATGAATAGGGTTGACTAAACTTAAACCTTTTAGAACTTTGTGTTGGTGAATTATTTTTTTAGCACCTTCTCTTTTTTCATCATTGAAGATATCATACAACCCCAATTCTTCATCAGATTTCATCATATCAATTATATGTTGTTTTTGTTCTTCTTTGTCCTTCATTTTCACGCGTATTTTATCTTGCAAATATAAACAAAAAAATTGAATATATCCACAAAAATATAAAATATTTGTGTGTTAAAGAGCTGTTAGTTCTCCCCTAACAAAGTCCTCGAAGTTTGGACCTTTTTTGATGTAATATTTTGAACCTTCTTTGTCGTAAGCAATAATTCCTGCTAAAACCGCTGAATTAAATAATGCGGAAAAATGACCTCTAAAATCTGAAGATGGTCTAAACATCTTAGTACCGGGAGTTGAATATAGAGTTTTTCCGTTCTCTTCTTTTTTCTCCAATTTTCCTGTATCAACTAAAAAATCTAATTTTGTAATTTTTTTACCGGAGTTTATTGAATCAACCAATTGTTTGATTAAACCTTTATTTTGTTTGAATGTATAACCATAACTAGGTCTATTTGGTGACCATACTTTCTTAGGGTCTTTAAGTGTTAAAGCTCGGAATTTGTTATCATTTTTTAATCTTTTTAAATAGTAAAAATAAACGGAATTCATTATAGCTCTAAATCCATCCTCTTGTGTTTTACTTTTAAAAAATTCTGTACCAAACTTTAGTGAAACTGATTCACTTGACATATCAGTGTCTATATTTGTCCCAAAATCTTCCTCACCATCTAATTCAATGTTCATATTAATAAAATCGTCATCAAATGACACTAAAATAAAAAGAAGATATCTATCGACTATTTCACCATTAACGACCAAGTCCATCATCACATTATAATGATTCTCATCAAGGGTTCCTGGCCAACGAAATACAACAAAAACCGGTACATCTACTTTTAAATCTGTTGATACATCAAAAGACGCTGAAGTGTTATTATCACCAAAAACATTATTTAATAAATCACTACCCTTTTTATTTTTTAAGTTTTCGTAATGGTTATTAATAGTTTGAATAATTTTAGGAGCACCTAAATTAAAAACCTCTTTTTCTCTTTTTGAGAACGGTTCATCTTTTGCATCGTACCATTCATCCTCACCTGATGGGGATTTATGAATAGCAATCTTATAAAATTTATTTGATTGGTCGAATTTTTTAAGAATTATGTAATATAAACCTTGAATTCCACTGGTGTATCTATCGTAATGAGTTTTATCATTATCTGTGGTACACCATCTTGTTCCCGCACCATACTTACAAGAAGATTTGTGAGTTAAAGGTCGAACAATTAAAATGTTTGGGTCTTCATAAACTTTTTCAGTTTCAGTCTCATCAATTTTTTTTGATTGATTTTTGGATTTGTAGTCGGAAAGTTCAATTGATAAATCAGATAAATCCACATATTGATTAATATCTTTTTTCTCAAGATTCTTTGAGAATTTATCGAACTTTTTTAATAGAGATATCACATCCTCAATTTCACTTTTGGCTGGCCAACTCAAGTTTTTTAAAAGAAAATCACCGTATTTGTAATTGGTTTTCTTAATAAAAGGGTCGTTCAAAATATAATCTAACTGTTCTTGACTATATGTTTTTGAATATTTCTTTTCTAAATCTTCTTTTCTACCCTCGATAAGTAAAATATTAACTAATTTCATATTAATAAATACTCCGAATTTCCCTTATTTTAGTAGGGATTCCTTAGTATCATTAATCGTTTTAATAACGGTGTAATAATTACATTCAAAATCTCTACAAGTTTCAGGTCTAATATCATATACGGTACATTGTTTTTCGTCTGTATCGTAGAAAATACATGGTAATTTCTTATGGTCTAATTTAAGTCTAAATGCAGGATATGATGATTCTAATTGCCAAGAAGGTTTGTCAGGGAATAGTTTTTTACCTTCTTCGTATTCTATAAAAATATCATTATAGTTAACCTTTTCCCCTAATTTTTCTGATAATTTTTCAATAAATTCGTGTGCGTCATCGTTTGCCCCCATAATCCAATCACGGTCTTCAACGGTACAACAACTCCCATCATACCCTTCAATACCCCAACACTTATTACTACATACATTACAATCTGTTCCCATAGTTTAATTATAATAAAAATTATTAAATAAAAAAACCCATCATTACAATGGGTTTTATTTTGGTGGAAGTGCGGAGACTCGAACTCCGGTGTTACTTGTATTACCTATTAAGGACTACACGTTTATTCAATTTTTCAAAACTGACAAAATTCACAATTCCCTTATTTTTTAAGTGGTTCGGTTTACTGAGAACTAATCCTCCACTTGTACCTTTTCGGGTAGGTACCACACCTTTGTAAAGACTTCTGTTGCAAGGTTATATGTCCATCGACCCCGTGTTGTGTGTCCTGTTAGGCTACAGCAACTTCCTCAGTGCGGATAAATCCAACAGCTGAAAGTTTGTCTAAAACGTTTCCGTCTAAAAGTTTGTCATCCATAGATTTAAGTGATAGGAAACTTCTCACTACGTGCCCCGAATAACTATTACGAATAGTCAATTCCATGTCACTCCCATATTTTAACACCACAAAGGTAAACATAAATATTGAAATTCCAAACAAAAAAAGTATTTATTGTAAAATCATTTTAATGAAAGTAATAAAATTAACTGAATCTGAACTTAATCGTATCATTAAGAGAGTATTACAAACCGAACAAGAGTCTGAGGAAGAACCGGATAAAAATTTGGTTGTGGGTCTTAGAAACTTCTCTAAAGGTAGAATCAGTAAAGATGAGTTATATCGTCTTGATGATAGCATATATGATATTGATGTAAACGAACCTTTGGGACAATCAATTATTACAATTCAATTTGAGGATGATAAAGAATTGTTTAAAGACTTGGATATTGATGAACAGGACATTTGGTTTATGGGAGCCCTTAAGTCATATAATGGGTATGAATTTATGGAATCCTATCAAGTGGAACAGGATTTTAAAGACGGTTATGGGATATATTATGATTTAAATGATGAAAATGTAGAAACGCTTAAAGGTATTGCAACCACAATTTTACCAAATAAGGAATTTAATATTGAGGATGAAGAATACAAAACAGAGTTATCAAGAATGTTACTTGATTTGTTCTATGATGAAATGGATTACATTTTTGGGGATTTTGCAGCTGAAAAAGACAGTGAAATGAATGCGGTTGCAAAAGAGGCGATAAAAGACGAATTTGAAAGACCATTGGAAGAAAACGGTATTAACCTTAACTATGATATGGATGAAGTTGAGATTACCTTGGCAGATTTATATCTTGGAGCATTACAATTGAATATGTTTAATTCAGATGCCAAAGAAATTGTTACCGCAATAATGAAAAGGGCGTTAGGGGATAGTGTTGGGGGATGGTATGAAAGTAGTTATGAGTTTCAAGATGAAAGTAAATTTGATTCCAAATCATTCAATAATTACGTATCTCATCAATTTGAAAAAATATTAGAAAAATTGGATGAGAGAAGTGATGAAGAATATACTGTTCAAGATTTTGTTGAATTTAGAGACCGAGTTACATCAAAGTATAAATTAAAAACTTGGTATACTAATCCTAAAGATGATAATATTATTTTTCTAATTGACTCATTTGACGTTGGTAGTATGTCTGTTAGATTAAATGTTAAAACTAAAGATAATGGGTTATTTAAACAACTTAGATTAGATGAAGAACAATTTAACAATTTTTTATATCAATATTCGTTAGATGATTATGAAAATATGAATTAATTTATTATCTTTGTCCCATGACAAACGATATATTATTATTAAAAGAAGTTCTTAGTGTTCCAACCGTAACTTATCAAGAAGACCTTATGGTCGAGTTTTTACAGAATTGGTTGACCGAAAACAATATAGAACATTACGTTGATGAACACAAAAATGTTTATGCAACAAAAAAAGAACTCGAAACACTTCCTGAGGACTTTTATTTCCCTTGTGTTATTGCTCATACCGATACGGTCCATAGATTGGATACTATTATTGTTCATGAAGAACAATTACCTAACTCTCAAGGTGAAATTAAAGATGCGTTAAAGGCTTATAACTTAAACGGATTACCAACCGGAATCGGTGGTGATGATAAGTGTGGTGTTTTTGCTTGTTTAAAATTACTTAAAGAAGTTCCAAACTTAAAAGCAGCATTTTTCGTATCTGAAGAAACAGGATGTCACGGTTCCAAAAAGGCTGACCCGGAATTCTTTACCAATGTGGGTTATGGAATTCAGTTTGACGCTCCTGAGAATTGGATGATTACTGAAAAATGTTTTAGTCAAGATTTATTTGATAGAGAGTCTGAATTCTTTGAGGTTTGTGACCAAGTATTAACTGAGGGTATGCATAACGAAGATATGCAATACATGGTTCATCCATATACTGATGTTTATGCCTTGAGAAGTAAATTTAGTTTTTCTTGTATCAATTTTTCAATTGGGTACTACGATTATCATACACCAAACGAATATGTGGTAATTGAGGATGTATTCAAAGGAATTGAAATGGGTAGACAAATGATTGAAAAACTTGGAAACAAGTTACACTACAAAGAAGTCGTTGAGATTCCAAGATATAATCACAGATTCTTCTAAAATACAAAAGAGACCAAATGGTCTCTTTTTTGTTTTAGGGTATTTATTAATATGAAAATATTAATTAACGAAAATAGGGTTGATAGTCTAATCAATAAGTGGTTGGAAGATGAATATGGAGGGTTAAAACACAAAGTTTCTGTTGATTATCCTGACTTATATTATTTTATGAAAAATGGTGATGTTGTTATGGATTATTATGAAAAATACGGTAGACTCTGCGTTGACGATAATATTGTAGGTTTTATTATGAATATGTTTGGTAAATCATGGGGAGAGTCTAAAGATATAGTTGAAGAATGGTTCCAAAATTCATATGATTTAGATGTTAATATTATAACAGAACCATTATCAACCACCAGGGTTATTTGGAAGTCATATTCCGATAATTAACAACATAAAAAAAGGGGATTTTCATCCCCTTTCTTATTATCTACCTTTTTTCTGAATTGTGATATCCTCACCCTTCATTTTGATTTGGTAGGATTTACCCTCAACCATTTTACCGGTTAATACTTCTTCGGATAACAAGTCCTCAATTTTGTCTTGAATTGCTCTCTTCAATGGTCTTGCTCCATATACTTCATCGTATCCAATTTTAGATAGGTATTTAACAACCTCATCGTCATAAGTTACGGTATATTTCATCTCACCAAGACGAGTCATTAATTTCTTTAACTCAATCTCTGTAATTTTTTCAATATCTTCAGGAGATAATGAATTGAAGACAATAGTGTCGTCAATACGGTTAATGAACTCCGGAGAGAAGAAATTCTTCATCTCTTTCATCAAGATTTCTTTCTTAGCTTCTTCATCTGCGTAAGAGTTATTAGAGAATCCAATACCAGTACCAAAGTCTTGTAATTTCTTAACACCTAAATTAGATGTAAGGATAATCAAAGTATTCTTGAAGTTAATCTTTCTACCTAAACTATCGGTTACGTGTCCATCATCTAAGATTTGAAGTAATACCGTGAAAACATCTTTGTGAGCTTTCTCAACCTCATCAAATAAGATTACAGAATATGGTTTGTTTTTAACTTTCTCAGTTAATAAACCACCTTCTTCGTACCCAACATATCCCGGAGGTGCTCCAACTAATTTAGATATGGTGTGTTTTTCTTGGTATTCTGACATATCCACACGGATAAGTGAATCCTCAGTACCAAACATCTCTTTAGCCAATTGTTTTGCCAAGTGAGTTTTACCCACTCCGGTTGAACCTAAGAAGATAAATGAACCAATAGGTCTGTTAGGGTCTTTGATACCTAAACGGTTTCTCTTAATTGATTTTGCAATCTTGATAACTGCAGGGTCTTGACCAATAACTTTACCCATAATTGATTTATCTAAATTCATTAATGCTTTAGAATCGTCAGCGTCCATTTTATTCACAGGAATCTTAGTCATACTTGATACAACTTCATAAACGGTGTTAAGAGCGATTGTTTGTTTCTCTAAATCCATTTGTTTTGCAAACTTTTCTTTCTCGGACTCAAGTTTAACCAATAACTTTTTCTCCTTATCTCTAAGTTGTGCCGCTTGTTCGTAGTTTTGTTTTTTAACTACTTCCATTTTTTCAAGTTTAATCTCAGCCGCTTTCTTTTTCAATTCCTCAATAACTTCAGGAACTTTAATCTCGGTTTGCATACGAGCCCCAACCTCATCTAAGATGTCAAATGCTTTATCCGGGAACTCACGGTCAGTGATGTAACGGTCCGCCAACTTAACACAAGTCTCAACAACTTCATCACTATACAACACCTTGTGGTATGATTCGTATTTATCACGAACATTTTTAAGGATTTCGATTGTCTCCGCAACTGTTGATGGTTCTACAACTACTTTTTGGAATCTACGTTCCAACGCTCCGTCTTTCTCAATGTTTTTACGGAACTCATCAAGAGTTGTTGCTCCAATACATTGAACCTCTCCACGAGCAAGTGCTGGTTTGAAGATGTTTGAACCATCCATTGAACCTGATGAATTACCTGAACCAACTAATGTGTGAATCTCATCGATAAACACGATGATGTTTGGATTAGCACTTAGTTCTTCGATAATTACTTTCATTCTTTCCTCGAATTGTCCACGATACTTTGTACCTGCAACAACTGAAGTTAAGTCAAGGTTTACGATTCTTTTGTCCACTAAGTTTCTTGGACATTCTCCACTTACAATTTTCATGGCAAGACCCTCAACAAGTGCGGTTTTACCACACCCGGGTTCACCTATGATAATAGGGTTATTCTTTTTTCTACGAGAAAGGATTTGTGCGATTCTCAAAATCTCGGCATCTCTACCAATTACAGGGTCTAATTTACCTGCCTCAGCTAGTTTGTTTAAATCTCTACTGAAATTGTCTAATACAGGAGTATTTGTGTCCATAGCTTGTTTTTGAGCTCTGTTACCTGATTTGTCGTTTTCGTCCATTAAGTCGTTCATAGTTTTCTAATTTTATTTTACAAAGGTCCATCAAATTTTATTCTTATCCTAATTTTTCGACAAATTGTCAGTAAATTTTTTTTAACCTGACATATTGACATATTTATTCGAATGGTATATTATTTGAATAGTACAAAGGTATAAAAATAAATCTGAATAAAAAAATTAAATTATGTTTGGAAACGAAAAAAACTTTAATGACATTTTAAGAGCGTTTGATGATATGTTCGCTCAGTTCGATTCCCGTTTAGGAGAATGGAAATCACAAACTAAAGTATCTGAAGATGGTACTATGAAAGTTACTACTTATTATAGAAGTAATGAACCAAAGACACCTAAAGGTGCAAATGGTTTAAAACGACAACTTGAGTTGGCAATCGAAAATGAAGACTTTGAAAAGGCGGTTGAAATTAGAGACCAAATTAAAAAAATGGAACTTAATCAAGAAACCATTACGAAACTTGAAGAAGAATTGAAACAATCAATTAAAGAACACAACTTTGAAAGGTCGATTGAAATTCGTGACGAATTAAAGAAATTAAAGAAGTAAAAAGAAACCCCGCCCAATAGGTGGGGTTTTATTTTTCATATCCAAAAATATCGAAATCTTCTGAAAATAAATTTTGAATGATTAATTTATTTTGAGGTGTTTTGTGAGTTTCATAATTAACCTTAATAGGGTTAGGATTAATTTGATATAAGGGGGACAAGGGCAAGTTGATTAAATCACTTAACGGTTTGATGTCTTTACTTAAATCCTCTAACTTAAAATGATAAAAATCACAATCTACATTTTTCCAACTACTTTGAGTGTAGTAAAATCGAATCCCTCCCCATGATTTTTTATTTTCAATAACATAGTTGATGTGATGAGATGAATCACAATAAAAATCATCAATAAAATTTTCAGAATTTTTTGTTGAGTTTAAATGAAGTAAAAATTGGTCAAATGTGTATCCACTAATTGAAGCACTCGATTCAAAGTCAGGACGATTAAAAATTCTAATTTGATGGTAATATCCGGATATCATTCTATCATAAGGATTTCTAGTTACTTGTATAACTTTATATCCGTCAAGAGACTCAATATCATAGGCAACCATAATTTCATCTAATTTTAAATGAAGTTTTGGTGTGAGATATGTGTCATTTTGAGTGTCTTCAATAAACCCATTATCATTTAAACTAACACGTAAGGAGTTAGAGGCGGTTTTTGGGGGATATAAAAATATTATTTTTTGTGTTTTAGATACCATATGATTCAAATAAAGATTCTTCAATCCAATCAACAATTAAATGTATTCTATCGGTGTTTCCAAAATTATCAACGGAGTGTTTTTGTTTGTCGTTGTTAATTTCCCATAGTTCACCTAATCTTAGATTTCTTTTATCATCACCTACAGTAAAAAAACAATCTTCATTTGTTTGAATTGGTATGTGAATTCTTCGACAAATAACTAAACTAAACCCTACAATATCAACATGAGGTCTAATGGATTCTCCCGCAGTTAACTTAACTAATATTGCTCTCATTATTCTACCATTTTCTCCGGTGTTGAGTTTAATAATGTCTTCAATTTTGGTAATCTCTTCTTTGAATAAAGGATAATGAGTGGTTGGGATTATTTTTAAGTGATTAAAATTAAATGACTTATCAAAAATTATTGGGATTGTTTTTGTGTGGATATGTTCAGTCCCATACCTTTTTTGTCTATCGGTAAATTCATCCCAATCCAAATTATTGTCGTTGATTATTTTTAAAATATTCTCGACATTGTAATCTCCGTGATTAATAAATGTTTCAGTTGCGTCCATAGTTATATTTATAAGTATGAGACCATTTGAAAATTTTTTAGTTAGCAGTGTTGGGTTACAACGCATAATTGAAATATACCTTAAGATAAGACAATATTTCCAATCAGAAGGGTGGAGTGAAAAGGATTTAGAAAATCCACCATATTACTCGGCCCAATTAATGACCCTTCATGAAAAATTTGGTGGTGAAATAAGAGATTTACTTCAACAGATGAAGGACTTAGGTTTTGAGGTAGAAAAAGAGGATTTTAATGAATACTTAAAACCTATTTTACAAAACATAAACGAACTAACACCACTAAGCGATGGGGATTACGAGAGAGGAAATCAAGGGGACGAAGATTATTAATGAAATAAAATCGTCAAACATTAAACGAACAGAATACGATACTGAAACAAAAAAACTTGTTGTTGAATTTAATAATGGATTCAAGTATGAGTATGATGAAGTTCCACACCAAACCTACACAAAATTCAGAGCGGCAGAGTCTCAAGGAAAATATTTTGTAACTGACATATCAAAAGCCTACAAGTATAAGAAACTGTAGTATTTATAATAATGAGTAAATTACAACAAATACTTAATAGTTTCACTATTAAAGAAACACTTAACCCAAAAGTATGGGAAAATCCTACTGACCCTAAAAAGTCAACTATGATTCCTAAAGTTAGAAAAGCTCTTGAGCGTATTGCTGAGGAATTTGTCAACTATTTGGGTGATGATGTATTTGTTGAAGATGTTGTCCTAACCGGTTCTCTTTCAAATTTTAATTGGTCAGAATTTTCTGATTTTGATTTACACATTATTGTTGACATGGACGAATACGGAGACGAGGATGAATTATACAAAGAGCTTTTTAATTTAAAAAAACAACTTTTTAACGACAAACATAATATTAAAATTTTTGGGTATGATGTTGAATTATATGCTCAAGATGCTGAAGAGCCACATATTAGTTCGGGAGTTTATTCTGTGATGAATAACAAATGGATTAATGTTCCAAAGAAAATGAATTTAGAAATAGATAAAAAAGTTCTTGAGGATAAAATACAAAATTGGGTTGAAAAAATTGATACTGCCGTTGAAAATGGAGATGTCAAAGTTCTTGAATCACTTAAAGACAAATTAAAAAAATATCGTCAATCCGGATTGGATGGTGATGGGGAATTATCCTATGAAAATTTAGTGTTTAAATATTTGAGAAGGTCCGAACATATTGAAAAATTATTTGATTCAATCAATAAAGGTACAGACAAAGAACTCTCCGTTGAAAGAAAAATGGAGGATTAGTTGGTAAAATTTCAATAATTGTTAATAATCGTATATTTATAAATAAAAAAATTTAATGGCTTTAGTTACATATCTTATAGGTGCTTGTTCGGGCGGTCCCGCAATATTAGTTGATTTTAATAGTTCATCACTACCTGCGGTAAACGGAAACTATTATTTAACATTCAACGGAGCGACTGACGATGGTTGTTACGATATTATTGATAATGCTGAGCCATCTACAGGTGTCGATACTGTGACAACTATATCTACGGATTACGGTGATTGTGGGGCTTGTTTATCCGCAAATCCAACACCAACTCCAACACCTACTTTAACTCAAACACCAACAAATACTGCGACAAATACACCGACACCTTCAGTGACGGCAACAAATACGCCTACTGTTACTAGAACTCCAACAAATACACCAACTGTAACTACAACAAACACTCCAACAGTAACTACAACAAATACTTCAACTCCAACAAATACACCAACTGTAACTACAACAGTAACTACAACAAATACTTCAACTCCAACAAATACACCAACACCATCGGTAACTACGACAAAAACTAGTACTCCGACAGTAACACCAACAAATACTTCAACTCCAAGAAATACACCGTCAGTAACTGCAACAAACACTCCAACAGTTACTAAGACACCAACAAATACGCCAACACCAACAAGTACACCAACACCGTCACCAAGTCCATATCCATTATCAGGTTATAGTGTGGATAATCAATACGCATACACAGTTGAAATATTAGGTAATTTTAGTGGTGGGTCAATTACTATAGGAGGACCAGCAAATGGAGTTGCACCACACCCTATATTCACTGATGCAAATGGAGTACCATTCGCTCAGTTAAACGCAATTACGTTAGGTGGAGTTAACGGATTAAATAATTAAAAACAAACAAATTAATATACAATGGGAAATTTAAAACCAATTGGTAGTGAAAAGCTAACAGGGGACCAAAAATTAAAAAGAATTATGGAGATTGCTCGTTTTAACGAGGTAATTCCTAATCGTATAAACGAAACTGCGAAATCAGAATATTCTATTGGTCTTGCGGATGGTAATAAATATGAAATTGTTAAAGAGAGACAAGGTTATATCATTAAGAAAACTATCTCAGAATCTGAAACAGATTATATTGAGCCAATGAAAAATAGAAAATACTATTCTTCGTATTCACAAGCATTCAAAAGATTAAACTTAGTTGCTGGTGAGTTAAATAGACTTAACGAGAATGAAGAAGGTTTGTCTCTATATGGTGAACAAAAAAAATTCACATTAAAAACACCAAAACCAAAAATGGATATGCCGGTACCTGATGAAGTTCCTTCTGCACCACCAGCGGTTCCATCTCCGGAATTACCACCATCACCAATGGATATGGGTATGGAAGACACAGGTATGGAAGATACAGGTATGGATGACACAGGTATGGATGATATGGGTATGGATACTGAAGTTGATGTTGATACTGAAGTTGATGTAGAGGATGAAGGAGGTTCTAACGAACAAGTAACTTTCAAAACAATTCAAAAGTTAACAGGTAAATTAACTCAAAAAATTAGAACATTAGATTCTGAAGAAGGAATGACTTCTGAGAATATGAAATACGTTATCAATATGGTGTTGTCATCATTTGATTTGAATGAATTAACTGAAGAAGATAGAGAAGATATTTTATCTAAATTTGAAGATGAAACTGAAGATTTAGGTGGAGACGATATGGATGGTGAAGACTTAACTGACGATACTGAAGTTGAAGATATTCAAGCTGACATGGACATCCCAATGGAAGGTGATATGGAAGAAGGATATGAATATGATGATGTTGACGAAGTTAATCCTGATGATATTTTTGATGACGAAGAATTTGAAAAACATCGTAGACATTCAAAATTTAAGAGAAGACATTCTGACTTAGGAAATGGTGCTATCTTTGATAGTATTTTTGGAGAGTCTAAAGTAGATAAAGTATTATCAAAATACTTTGAAGTTTCTAAGAAAGAAATTGTTGAAAGTAGACAAAAAACCGCGGAGAAAAAAACAAGAACAATTACGGAAGTTAGAAGAAAAATGAAATCAGTTGTTAAATTAACTGAAACTATCGAACAAGAATTAGCTTCTCAAAAATTTTTAGAAGAAAACTCAGGAGCAAAAATTGTTGGAAAAACTAACAAAAATAACTTAGTTTTTGAAAACAAAGGAAAAGAAATTAAAATCACACCTGAAGGATTATTAGTATGAGTTATTTGATTTACGTAAACGGTTTAGGTCCTAACTATAAGGGTGATAACCTTTACGAATTCATATTCTCCGATAGTTTGGATGTGTGGGGTGAAGCGTGGGATAATCGTCCGTCTAACGGATACCCTCAACCACCTGATTTAAAATATATTAAAAAAGTAGGAGTTTTGAGAGATACTGATGTAAAATTGGAATTGATTCAAAACTCCGATTTTTTTTCAGTAATGGACGCAATGGACGACATAATTGCGTTAGCATGGGAAACAGAAGATGAAACTAACCAAAAAAGAATGGTTTTTAGATTTGGAGTTTCGGAACAAGAAATAAAAGACAAACTCTATGAAAGAGATTTGGTATTAGAATTTGAAAAGAAAGTAGTCTATGAAAGTTAATATAAAAGCATTAGAACTTATCGAAAAGGGGTTATCCTCTAAAACTGTTGGGAAATTAACAGAATCTCAAATCAATGTTTTACACAGTAAACTTGTTAATGAACAAGTTACTGAGGTACCCGGTAAAAAAACATATAAAGTAGGGCCGGCAGGTGGTAAGGTAGGTAATTTGAATATTACACAAGACCCGAGCACTAAAGAAGTTATGGTTACTGCAACCGAATCTGAAATCTCTGAAGATGATGATTTTGATTTAGATGCTGACCAAGCATATACAGGACAACAAGGTTCTCATGACGAATATCAAGCATCTGATGATGGTATGGATGATGATACATCTCCTGAAAATCATGACAGCAAAATGATTGGTATGTCTGAAGAAAAAAAAGACAAACCAAACCCATGGGCTATTTGTCACTCACAAGTTGGTCCTAAAAAATCAAGAAAATGGGAAAGATGCGTAAAAGCGGTAAAAAAACAGTTGGGTGAAGGAAAAAATGTTGTATCTTTGTTTCTTGAAAACGAAATTATGAGAATAGTAGAAAGAAATTTACCTCCAAGAATCACCAAAGGTGAACTTGTAAAGTATTTGACAGAGGCAGATACTGAGACCGCACCAACAAGAACAAAACCAACAACTAAGCCTGGTACAAGACCAAGTCATCCGGGTAAGAATCCAAATCCGGGTGTTAATCCAGCACCAAAGGCGAATAGACCATCACCTGAGGAGGCTAAAGACAAAATTATGGATGTAATCATGCAAATCTTAGAAAAATAATAATGGCAAAGAAAATTAAAGAACAATTAGATTACGGGGATAGACCTGAAAGAATGGACCCAAATTTGGAAAGAAAGCTTGCAAGTCCTGAAGGTTTATATGCACAGAATCCTGCGATGAAAAAGAAAGAGGGTGACGTTCAAAGATTAGTTAGTAATCGATTTCAAAAAGTTGCGGAAAAATTAAGTGATGTTACAGGTATCCAAAATTTAAGTTCTCAACAAACTCAAGGTATGATATACCAAGAGATGATGAGAAAATTACCTAACATCATGAGAATTGAGGCGGCTCACAGAGATGAACTTGAAGAATTGGCAATTGAGGCCGCGTTGGAGGAATCTGAAGTACCTGTTGATTGGTATAAAATTGAGGCTTATTTAAATAGAGAACCGATTGATACGTCTAACTTTAGAATGAAACCTGAAGAAGAGGATAATGAAGAGGAAAAAGATGAGGAAGAAGAAATGGAAATTCCATCTTTTGAAATTGAGGATTTAACTAAAGACGAAATTTTTGAATTAGAAAAACATAAGAGAAATATTATCAACGCTATTATTCAAGGTGCTGCGAAAAAAGGACATTATATTTTTCAAAAACCAGATATTAAAGCAAGACTTGATGAAATTGACCCATCTCTCTATAGAGATTATTTAGGTATTATGGCAATCAATGATTTCTTATATTTCAGTATGGAACAAATGATTGAAATGATGAGTCAAACAGGTCAAGGAATTGCGGGAAAAGTTGAGTTAGATAATAATGATGAAGAGGGTGAAGAAGGTGAAGAAGGTGAAGAAACTCCGGATACAGTAATTAAAGCCTTTGGTCTAATATTTCCAATCTTATGTCATGAAATAATCAAAGGATTAGAAGAAGCTAAAGGTAGACACGGATTACCTAAAGACCCTGAAATGGCTCAACGAGTTATGGGACAAACTGATACATTAAGTAATGAACCAATGCAGTTGAGAATAGGCCCGGAAATCGTGGAAAGAATAAGGTTTGCATTACCTGATAAAATGTACGAACCTGAAAACAAAGGTTTGATAAACTGGTTTCATACTTTGTTATACCAAATTGAAGCCCAAGAGTTTTTAGAAATTATCGGAAACGCAATCTCTGAAGATTCTTCAAAAGTGGCGAAAGCGACCTCAAAATTTGATGAAATTATGAGAGAGGCAATCAAAATGAAAGAAGAGTTTGAAGATTACAAAGAAGAAGAAGGGATTGATTCTGATGAAGACGAAGATGACGGATTAGATGATTTCTTGGGTAGTTTAGGTATATCGAGACCTAAATAACCAAAAATTACTTTTGAATAATAAAGAACAATTAATAATTGAAGTAACGAAGTGCATGAGGAATACACCCTACGCACTTCGTACTTATTTACAGACATACGATAATACGGTATCAAAATATGTACCGTTAGATTTATTTCCCGACCAAGTTTCTTTAATTGAGGATTATGAAAATTACAATGAAAACATCGCCCTTAAGTATAGACAGGCAGGTGTTTCAACAGTAACTGCCGCTTGGGCGTCAAAACGACTTGTATTTGCCAAAAAAACTAAACCGGAAAAAATTCTAATCATTGCCAATAAATTGGATACATCCATGGAGATGGCAAACAAAGTTAGAGGTTTTACCGAACAATGGCCTAGTTGGGTTGGAGTTGGATTCTCAAATGAAAAAAACTCACAACGACATTTTAAATTAACAAATGGGTGTGAAGTTAAAGCCGTTGCAACATCTCGAGATGCGTTAAGGGGTTATACCCCAACCATTCTTATCTTTGATGAGGCGGCGTTTATTGAAGCGGACGGAGATTTTTGGTCGGCTTGTATGGCGTCCCTATCTACAGGGGGTAAAGTAATTGTGGTTTCAACCCCAAATGGTTATGATGCAATTTACTATGAGATTTACGACCAAGCTCTTCGTAATATGAATGATTTCAAAATTACGGAAATGTTTTGGCACCGTGACCCTCGATATACCAAAGATTTGTATATGGTTAAAACACCTGATTTAGTTCACTTTTTACTAAATCGTGAGGAATATAACCTCGATGAGGTAATTATTGATTTATCAATGCCTAATCCATTCGAAAGGGACCATTCAATTGTAACTAAATATATTGAAGATGGATACAAACCTTGTTCCTCATGGTTTGAGGCGATGGTTAAAAAATTAAAATACGATAGACGTAAGGTGGCTCAGGAGTTAGAATGTAACTTCTTAGGTTCAGGGGATAACGTATTTGATTCTGAATTAATGCAGGATATTGCCAAAAACCAAGTTAGAGAACCACAGGCAAAAATGATGGGTGGTGGATTATGGATTTGGAAAGAACCTGTAAATGGACACAAATATGTTATGGGTTGTGATGTATCTCGTGGAGATTCTGAGGATTTTTCAAGTATTGAAATTATTGATTTTGACACTAGAGAACAAGTATTGGAATATGTTGGAAAAATACCACCAGATGTATTGGCCGAAGTGGCGTACAAATGGGGTACAATGTATAATGCTTATTGTGTTGTGGATATCACAGGTGGTATGGGAGTTTCAACTGCAAGAAAAATGCAAGAAATGAACTATCAAGGTGGTTTATATGTTGATGGTGTGGATACAACTAATAAATGGAAGTATGACCCAAAAATAAATGAAAAAATTCCGGGAATTAATTTTAACTCAAAAAGGGTTCAAATTATTGCGGCATTTGAAGAGTCAATGAGACATAAGTTTAGAATTTATTCTAGTCGTCTTTATAATGAAATGAATACGTTTGTTTACATTAATGGACGACCTGACCATCAAAAAATGCATCACGATGACTGTATTATGAGTATTGCGATGGCAATATATGTTGCGGAAAAATCATTCCAATCATTGGAAAAAGTTACCAATCATACAAGGGCAATGTTAAATTCATGGTCAACAGCTGTTACTGAAAATAAAAACTCTTCAGAGTTCTTTAACCCAATGGTTCCTCAAATGGGTAGACAACACCCAATTAATCAAGGACCGACAAGAGATGATTACCAAAAGTATGGGTGGTTATTTGGTGGGTAATACTATTTATATTACTGAGGAAACAAGTAAATTTATATCATGAGTGAACAACAAAATAATATGACGGTATGGCAGAGATTATCCCAAACATTTGGACCTAATTCTCTGTTGAATCAAGATTATCCAACTTTTAAGTTTGATAAGAAGGAATTATTACGTACCAAAAGTAAGGAAGAATACGAAAAAGAGAAGTTACAGGCACAACAAACCTATTACTTAACAAATCAATGGGCAAAAGTTGAGAATAACTTATATTCCCAAGCAATCTATTACGAACCATCAAGGTTATCCGCACAATACGATTACGAGTCAATGGAGTATACTCCTGAGATTTCTGCTGCGTTAGATATCTATGCGGAAGAATCAACAACAACAGATGAAGATGGTTTTATTCTACAAATTTATTCTGAATCAAAAAGAATAAAAGGGGTACTAGCCGATTTATTTAACAACTCACTTGATATTAACACTAACTTACCAATGTGGACAAGAAACACTTGTAAGTATGGTGATAACTTTATTTATTTGAAATTAGACCCGGAGAAAGGTATTGTTGGAGTACAACAATTACCGACAATTGAAATTGAACGTCATGAAGTAGGTGTTAGTGCAAAAATCTCTACGGATATTACTCATGAAATAGATAAAGATAAAAAGTCACTTCATTTTACTTGGAAAAATAAAAACATGGAATTCCAATCATGGGAGATTGGTCACTTTAGATTATTAGGTGATGATAGAAAACTTCCTTACGGAACATCTATGTTAGAAAAAGCAAGACGTATTTGGAAACAATTATTGTTATCAGAGGATGCAATGTTGATTTATCGTACATCAAGAGCTCCTGAGAGAAGAATGTTTAAAGTATTCGTAGGTAATATGAACGATGATGATGTTGAGGCTTATGTACAACGTGTTGCAAACAAATTCAAAAGAGAACAAGTAGTGGATAATAAAACAGGTAACGTAGATATGAGGTTTAATCAAATGGCGGTTGACCAAGATTATTTCATTCCTGTTAGAGACCCATCAGCACCGGACCCTATTACAACATTACCGGGAGCAACAAACCTTTCTGAGATTGCGGATATTGAATACATCCAAAAGAAATTATTAACCGCTCTTCGTGTCCCTAAGGCGTTCTTAGGATTTGAAGAAGTAGTTGGGGATGGTAAAAATTTATCATTACAAGATATTCGTTTTGCAAGAACTATTAACAGAATCCAAAAAAGTATGATTGCGGAATTAAATAAAATTGCAATCGTTCATTTATTTTTACTTGGGTTTGAAGATGAGTTAGATAATTTCACATTAGGTTTATCGAATCCTTCAACACAGGCGGATTTATTAAAAATTGATGTTTGGAAAGAAAAAGTTTTATTATACAAAGATTTAGTTGCCGACCCAGGAAATGGTATTCAAGCAACATCATCAACATGGGCTAAAAAACATATATTTGGATGGTCAGATGAAGAAGTTCGTTTGGATTTACAACAACAAAGAATTGAAAGAGCTGTTGGTGAAGAACTTAAAGCAACTGCAACTGTTATAACTAAAACAGGATTATTCGATAATATCGATAAACTTTATGGTAATACATCAGGTTCTACCGCGGCAGTATCGTCTGAAACATCAGAACCTACACCATCATTTGGTGGAGGTGGTTTTGAAACTGCTGATTTAGGTGGAGGTGAAGAACTACCACCGGCAGGTGAGGAAACGGCAGCTCCACCACCGGCGGGAGGTGAGGCTGAAATAACGCCAGAATCACGAATGAATAACTTAAATATGTTAGTTGAGAATAACCTAATTGACGGGGCTCGAATGATTAATTTAGGTCATGGTCAAGAATCTTTAGGAGAAATTTCAAAAGAATTGGATAAGTTACTAAATTCCTAATATTTATTTAATAAAATTAAGCGTAATGACCTTCGGAAACCTAAAATCCATAATCGAAAAAAATCTACTTGAGTCATATAGTGACGAGAAAGATTTCAAAAAATCTTTAAGAGAGTTCAAACATAATGTTCTGAACAATAAATCTATGTCAAAGGCTTATGCTTTATATGACCAATTAAGTACGCCTCAAGGTTTATCTGAACAGGACGCTAAAGAATTTTTAGAAGAAGGGATTAGTTTATTACATAAAATTTTACCAACAATAAAATCACCAAAAAGTCTATCAGAAACAATTAAAAATAATTATTCTGATTTAGATGTATTGGCATATTCAAACAAATTAAATTTACTTGAAAGAGTAAATGCTAAGAAAAACATTATTAAAGTTTTAACTACTAAAAAAGAAACGGTTAAAGAATCAATTAATATTCCAATTAAATCGATGGTTAGTATCGCCAACCAAACATTAAGAGGATATATTGAGAACTTAGATGAAAATTCTAAAAAAGAATTTTTCCAATTAATCTCTGAAGATACTAAGACTCTTGAAACTAAATTTGAAACTTTACGTGAGAATACAATCACAAAACTTAAAGGGATGTTAGATACTGAACAAGAGTTTGAAATGAAAACAAAAATTTCTGAAACTATTGATAGATTAAAAGATGAAAAGTTCGACCAAATGAATTTTTTAAAACTTAAAAATTTAGAAGAATCTATTTAATTTAACATATTACATTATAAATCAATAAGTGTTTTTGCAATTCAAACGGTAAAAACACTTTTTTTTTTTGACATACACAATAATTTCAATTATATTTTTATTATAACCAATAAACATTTATAATGAAAAACATTAATGAAAAAAGGAAAAAGTGTAAAATTAAATTTATACAATCCAATTAAATCGGTCTATGGTACCGTAGATTCAAAAAACTTAAAATCAGTTTACATAAACATCCAATCATGGGTAACCCCAAAAGAAGAATACGATAATTGGAATCGAGTTGTTTCCAATTTAAGTCGAGAGATTAAACACTCTGTTTATAAGTCCATTAACACTGATTTATTCCAAAATAAAAGTATTGTGGATTTAGACTTAAGAACCAGTGGAATATCTCACGGTAAAAAATCGTTTTTTAATTTAGAAATAAATCTATACACAACAAACGAATTAGATTTTAAATCCATAGAAATTAAAGACTCCGTAAAAAATATAGTCCAATCCATTTATAATAATAACATCACAACAAACAAATATTTTGAATTTTCAACCACAAAAAAAGAGGTTATCTTGTAAAGTATCATAATTGATATATTTATCTTAAAAAGAATTAATGAAACAATTAAGAATATTAGAGGCAACCGAAACCGGACACGGTATATTAGTTGAGGCTGACGCAGGTTGGGTTTCACCAAAAGACAAACATAATGAAAAGGTTTTAAGAGAGGCTAAAGAAATGGATTATAGAAACCCATTTGAATTTTATGCCGTTTTACAAAAATATGATACACCTAACAGAAATGGTAGAACATACCCTGAAAGGATATTAAAAAGAGAGGCCGACAATTATAAAATTGCAATCGAAAAAGGATTATCAACATCAGAGTTAAATCACCCTGAATCATCTTTAATTGATTTAGACCGAGTATCTCATATCATTACTGACGTATGGTGGGATAGAAACATATTAATGGGAAAACTTAAATTATTAACTTCTCCGGGATTTCATGAAAGAGGAATTGTTTCAACTAAAGGAGACCAAGCAGCAAATTTAATGAGACAAGGAGTTACTTTAGGTATTTCTTCTCGTGGGGTTGGTTCACTTAAAAAAGTTGGGGAAAGAAACGAAGTTCAAGATGATTTTGAATTAATTTGTTTTGACTTAGTATCATCACCATCAACACCGGGAGCGTATTTGTTTACAAATGCTGACGATAGAGACAAGTATGAAGAAAATCTTGAAGAAGAAAAAAAATATAAACAAAAAGACGATTATGTTGAGAAGTCAGTTGACTTAATGAAAAAATTAAACGACTTTTTAGGAAAATAAAAAAACACATGGAAGAAAAGTATTTCGTAGCAAAAATTCAGTATGACTTACCTGACGATAAAACAGGTAAAATTAAAAAAATTAGAGAAGAAAAACTTGTAGAAGGGTATTCAGTAACAGATGTTGAAGCCAAAGTTACAAAAAAATATGAGGGGTTTGCACATGAGTGGAGAATTACCTCAGTCTCTGAAAGTAAAATTGATGAGGTTATCCAATAACTAATTTTAAAAAAGTAGTCGAATTCGGTTACTTTTTTTTTGTACTTAAATAAAGTTTATTTTGTCTAATAGTTAGATAAAATAAACTTTTTTTGTTTTTGGTAATATTTATAATGAAAATAACAATAATTTTTCATGCAAGAAAATAACAAATTA